CGTTCGCTCCTTTATCGAGGAATAATTGTTGAACAATGAAAATACAGCGATAACAAAAAACCGCCTTTTTATCGGCGGTCTTTTTTTTGAAATCTTTTTAGTGGTGCCTAGGGCCTGTACAAAATAATCTTATAAATCAATAATAGAATATATGTTGGGTGCAATATTGAGCAATCTGATATTAAGATTAAAAATATTATATATTTGTGATCTAAATCAATAAATAATATCTATGTAGATTACAAAAAATGCATAGTGTTGCGTTGGTTTGCGTTGAAAGATCCGAAATAAAAGATCTCAATGCTGTTATTATGCAAAAGGCTTGAGCAAGGATCGCAATTTGCGTTGAAATCACTACATTTACTGTGCGGGCGTGGCGGGGAAATGTCTGCGATTTTTCAGGTGCGGTTTTGTGCGAGAAAATGAGGAAAAATAGGTTTTCGTACTTGGTGGGATTATGTGGTTTGTTATAATAGCATCGGGAAATATTATTACATTGCAGCAAAAAGAATGGCTATTTTGTGCGGTTAAATCTATGTTTAAGCCTAGGCTTTTATTAGAACTAGGCAATAAAAATCCCGTGCTGAACACGGGAATGATGGATAAAGTCTTTTGGGTTTAGGCAAAAATTATAAGAAATTGCACCGCACTTTATTTAGATTTCACTCGCTTTCCAATAGCTTGTAATCTTCAAAGCGGATCACTTCAAGCCCTAGCCAATCATTGATCTCTTTTAGCCGTTCCTGCAATGGAATGATTTCATTTACAAAAAATACTTTCGTGGCTTTTTCCACATCACCGAAACCGCCTGTATTATTAGGGATAATCCCCATTAATTGGGGTGGCACGCGGTGGGCAGCTAGCACATCATCACGGCTTGCATTTTTAATATTCATAAATTCATCTTTGGCTACGGCATCAGATAGCGGGATCACTTGCAGCCCTTCTTTTTTGCCGTTTGGCACATAAATGAATAAATTTTTAAAATTGCCCGAGCCTTTAGTTTGTTTGATTTGATTTTTGATGGCTTCAATATCATCACGGGTTTGCGTTGGGTCAGTCATATAAATAATTGATCCTGCGTGCGCACCATTCAAATAATATTTACGGCGGAACAGCGTGGCACTCTCATTTAAAAACGCTGATTGTAGGCTGGCCAGATATTCAGGTGTGCCATAAATTTCCTGATTAATATCAGGGTTAATCAAGCAGAACACGGAATCTTTGGCGAACTCATATTCTTCATAGCCGTTCACAATTTGGAAAAATTGCCCATCTTGCACGCCATTTCGCATATATTTTGCCAAAGGGGATTTCAATCCAATCACCTTGCCAAAAGCATTTTTCACTTTTTCAACATAGGCATAGCCGAACACTAAATAATCTTGCACCAGCTTTTCCAATTGCGTGCGAGGAAAAAGTGCGCTGGTTTTGCAGGTTGAAAGCAAGATATTCTTTTTCACCGTGATCGCACTTTGATGATGTGGCGACGCATTTAAGGCTTTGGCTAAATAGCTTGGGTTAATCGGTGGCAGATAATATTTGTCATACATCAACACCGATTCAAAATAATTAAGAATTTCAGCCCGATCTAACACTGGGATAGGCTTACCAAAGCTAAATGCTTGGGTTTTGCTATTGTTAAGTGCGGTCATTTTTTTACGCGTTTTTTTCATAATTTATCCTAATCAAAAGTAAAAATAGTGGATTGTTGGCTGCCAATATCACCACCCGAGCCATAAGGCACATTTAAAATGCAGTTCATAATCGCCCAAGAAATATCACCGTGGCTGGCTTCTTCCGAGCGATCGGAAACGTAGGTAATCTTTCCGGTGCTGGTAGTGCGTTTTTTGATGGTCATAAAACTGGTGAGAATATCCACGCCATCAAATTTCAAGCGGCGTTTTTGGATCAAGTTTTGCGTTTTTAGAATCATTTCGTTTTTAATATCAGGGTTATAAGTCAGCCCTGTCGCCATAGGGTAAAACTTCAGCACTTCCTGATACACGCCTGACCCCATTCCCGTTTTATCAATCACAATGCGAGTGACGTTATAATCATCACAAAACTGGGCAATGCGTTTGGCTTGTGCTTCATAATCCATACCGTGAAAGGTTTGATGATGTAGCACCCGATAATCGCCCCCTTCCACGCGTGGCGGTGCGACAATCGCCAATGCCGCGCGGTCGCCTGTATAAGCAGGGTCATAACCTAGCCACACTTCGCGATTACCAAATGGGCGATTCCAACCCGGTACAAAATCGCTCCATTCTTCAAGGCTATCCACTTGGCATAACTGCAAATCCGCTGCCTTAAATGCACTGGTGCTATCATCAGCAAATTGGCATAAAAAAAGTTGCTCAAATTCTTCCTTTGAGTTCTCTGCTAACAAATCTTCAATGTTAAAGAGATTACAGCCACCTTCTAACGCATCATAAATGGTAACAATTTGCTTCCACTGGCGATCACCGCACAGCTTGCCTGCACGCAAATTTGTGTGGGAAATATCAATGTCCACTTTTTCGCCTTTGGCACGGTTACGGTTAAATGCCTTACCCGAAAAAAACGCATAGGCAGGGTGAGCAATGGTTGTAGGTGTGGAAAAATAGGTTTGGCGATAGAATTTCTGCGCAGCCATACCTGATGCCACTTTGCGCATCACATCAAACTTCGGCACCCAGAAAATCTCATCGAAGTATAAATTGCCGTGATAAGATTGGGCGGTTGCCGAGTTTGTCCCTAAAAAGATTAATTCTGCGCCATTTGGTAATTTAATGGTTTCGCCTTTCAGCTCTACCTCCGCTTTTTGCTTGGCGTAATTAACAATATAAGATCGAAACTGCAAGGCTTGCTTCTTACTGGCAGACAGAAAAATTTGATTATGCCCTGTGGTTAAGGCATCAACTAAGGCTTCGTGGGCGAAATAATAGGTTGCGCCAATCTGACGGCTTTTCAAAATATTGCGGATGCGGTGCTTTTTCGCATCGTGCCAAACACGCTGATAAGCAAACATTTCTTCCAAAAAGCCATTAATAAGCAGCTCTTCCTGTTCTTGGTTAATGGCATTTTGTTCTGGTTTCTTACGCTCGCCTTTATAACGGTTTTTCAGTTTTGGGTTTAAATCCGTTTCGTTACCTTCGCCAAAGGAATAGCGTTTCACTCTTGCGGCTTTTTCCATTTGACGCATTAAAAAATCCAACTCTTTCAAGTCAGATCCTGTTTTCACATCTTTTCGTAGCAACAATAAATACCGGGTTTCAATGCCAAGCTCTACCCGACCGATTGAAGCCATATCATCCCACCTTTCGCGCTCTTTCCAGCTAGAAATAGTCGAAGATGGGATACCCAACTGGCGAGAGATTTCAGCAATTTTATAACCAGCGAAATACATTTCCTTTGCTTGGCGTTTGTTGTCCACTTCTAAGGGGGCTAAATCTATTTGCTCTGTTTGTTCTTGTTCGCTCATCACTTTATAAAATCAATTTTGAATGACCGCATAATAGAAACCCCATTGCGCACCGTCTTGCCTTTGTGCGTGTTAATCCGATATTCACATCCGCAACCCATAGACCGAAAAAATAAAACCTTACAGAATGTTGGCAATTTGAACACCACACCAAAAGGGCACACTATGTCGAAAAAATCTAAATGGGTTGTGATTGCCACCGAAGGGGCAACCACAGACGGTCGCGAAATCCAGCGTAACTGGATTGAAGAAATGGCAGAAAGCTATGATCCAAAGAACACTTATGGCGCAAGAATTAATCTTGACCACATCAAATTTAATATCTATTGGAAAGATATGGCGAATTCACAATGCTTTGGTGATGTATTAGCACTCAAAGCGGAAGAACGTGAAGATGGTAAATTGCAATTACTCGCCCAATTAAAACCTACTGATGCCTTGATTGAACTCAATCGCGAAGGGCAAAAAGTTTATACATCAGTGGAAATCGACACCAATTTTGCTGACACAGGCAAAGCCTATTTAGTGGGATTAGCGGTTACAGATAACCCAGCAAGCCTTGGCACAGAAATGTTGTCCTTTTCGCACAATGGCTTAAACAGCCGCAAACTCAAAGCAGATAACCTATTTACCGCAGCCATTGAAACGGCTTTCGAGTTTGAAGACATCAACGAAAAACCCACTTTTTCCGTGTTTGAAAAAATCAAAGCCTTATTTGCCAAAAAAGAAAGCAACGACGAACAACGCTTTGCCGATTTGCAACAAGCCCTTGAGTTACTTGCTGAGCATACCAAAGAAACGCAGTCAAAACTCACCGCACTTGAAAGCGATTTGCAACAAAATCAAGCCCTGCTCACCGAAGTGCAGAATGACAATCAGCACATTAAAGCACAATTTGCCGAGCTTGAAAGCAAACCTGCTCAACATTACACCGCACGCCCACGCATTGCGGGTGAAAAAACTCACGAACACTTAACCGATTGCTAAGGAACTTTTATGCGTAACGAAACCAAACAGAAATTTAATGCCTATGTTGCACGCATCGCCGAGCTTAACGGCGTAACCGTAGATGACGTAAAAGAAAAATTTACCGTTACCCCAAGCGTCGAACAAAAACTTGTGGAAAAAGTGTTACTCAGCTCACAATTTTTACAATGGATAAATGTGGTGCGTGATCCGCTAATGGAAGCGGAGCTTGTTGGCTTAGAGGTTGCCGCAGCCATTGCCAGCACCACCGACACCAACAGCAAAGACCGCGAAACCAAAGATATTTCTGCAATGTCTGGTCGCCGTTACAAATGCGAACAAGTCAATTTTGACACCCATATCCCTTGGATTAAACTCGACCAATGGGCGAAGCACCCCGATTTCCAACAAAAATTAGCCAGCCTCACCCAACGCACCATTGCCTTAAACCTCATTATGATGGGCTTTAATGGCACAAGCCGCAGCGAAACTTCTAATTTATCGTCAAACCCGAAATTGCAAGACGTCAAAAAAGGCTGGTTGCAACAATTACGCGAAGATAAGCCTGCCCACGTGATGAATGGCGCAAGCATGGGCAACAAAATCAAAGTGGGTAAAGGACAAAGCAAGGACAATGGTTATGAAAACATTGATGCCTTGGTAATGGACGCGGTGAACACCTTAATTGATGAAGTCTATGCTGATGACACCGATTTAGTGGTTATTTGCGGTCGCGAAATTCTCAACGATAAATACTTCAATATGGTAAACACCGATTTGAAACCAAGTGAGGATTTAGCCAGCCAAGTGATTATTTCACAAAAACAAATTGGTGGTTTAAAAGCCATTCGCGTGCCGTTCTTCCCTGCGAAGTCTATCTTGATTACACGCCTTGATAACCTTTCACTGTACATTCAAGAAGGTTCAATGCGCCGCTTTGTGATCAACAATCCAAGACGCAATCGCATTGAAGATTTCCTGTCGCAGAATATCGATTACAAAATCGAAGAATACGGCTGTGCAGCCTTAATCGAAAATATCACCTTTGAGGATAAAGCAGAATAATGGCTGAAAGATTGTCGCCCGCACAACGCCACTTAATGGAAGTTTCCGCAGCTGTTGCCCACGCTGCGGAACAGGAAGATTTAAGCCAATACAGCGAATATGAAAAACTCTGTCGCCTATTGGCTCGCCATAAGAAAAACCTGAAAGAACTGCAATCTAACGAGCGTAAAGCGGCATACAAAAAAGAAATCTTGCCAAACTATTTGCCGTGGATTGAAGGGGCGTTGTCCGCAGGCACAGGCAAACAAGATAACGTGTTGATGATGTGGCTGGTGTGGGCGATTGACTGCAACGAATATCACCTTGCATTACAGATTGCCCATTATGCGGTATTCCACGATTTGCGACTGCCCGAGCCATTCACACGCTCCCTTGGCTCACTGCTTGCAGAAGAATTTGCCGACAAAGCCAAAGCCGCAATGGCAATCAATCAGCCTTTTGAAGTGGCTTATTTAGAGAAAGTGCAAAATCTCACCGCAAATCTTGATATGCCTGATGAAAGCCGAGCAAGATTATTGCGCGAATTAGGATTATTGCTTGCCGAAAACCAACCAGAACAAGCCCTAGCTTACCTGGAAAAAGCCCTAAGCCTAAATCAAAGCATCGGCGTAAAAGGCGAAATAAAAAAACTAAGAAAACACCTTAATTTAACTTAACAACCGAACATTTCACGCCACAGCTGGGCGGATTAATAGTGCGGTGAAAAATTTGCAAAATTCACACCGCACTCCCTTAATCCCCACCCAGCTATTTTTTAAGGATCGCAAAATGTCTGACGGCTCAATCTCAATCAAACTCGCCCCAGATTACACAATGCCTGCGGTGCAAAACCAAGTGGAAAAGGTCGGAACGGACGAAATCATTCGCAATGACGGTTTTTTCCCCGATTTGTCATTGGCAGATTTTCGCAACCAAGCCCGCGTGGACGGCACGGTTACCACCGCACGGCTGCAAGATGCAGTGATTGAAGCAATGGCAAGCGTAAATCAAGAACTGGCAAGCCTTAAACCACAAGATAGCGACAGCACGTTTTATGCTATTGCTTGCCCACAAATCAACGGCGAAAGCCTGATGGTTTACCGCTACCGCCGAGCCGTAACCTGCTTGGCATTGGCTAACTTGTATGAGCGTTACACCAGCTATGACACCACCAATGACGGCGAGAAAAAAGCCGAATTGCTCAATGAAAGCATTGATGAGTTACGGCGCGATGCCCGCTTTGCCATTAGCGATATGCTTTCAGTGCGCAGAATTAACGTGGAGCTGATCTAATGAAAGTGTATGCCCAACAAAATGACAATCTTGATGCCATTTTATACCGCTATTTTGGCAATCCCCAAGGTTGGTTGGAAATCACCTGCGAACTTAATCCACATCTGATGCACTTGCCAATTTTGCCACTGGGAACAGAAGTGATTTTGCCCGATCCAGATACAGAAAACGTCAGTGTTGCACAAGATAGCGTGCAACTTTGGAGCTAATAATGCACGACATCACAACAAAAGTTTCGTACACGGGGGCAGGGTTTACATTCATTATGGGACGTATCGCCGATATGTTTAGCAATATTAATTGGGCAGATGCTGCCTCAATTGTGGGGATTGTAATGGGGATCGCCACCTTTGCCATTAACTGGTACTACAAGAAAAAAGATTTTGAATTGAAAAAACAAGAATTAGAAGGACGAGCCAATGCAAAGAAAAATCACTAAATGGGCGTGTTCTGTTGCTGCCGTGGTTGCGCTTACCGTGGCATTACACGGCAAAGAAATCCGCACATCACAAGCAGGTTTATTATTGATTGGCAATGCGGAAGGTTGCCAACAGAAACCTTATCAATGCCCAGCAGATGTATTAACCGTGGGCATTGGCACAACCAATGCCGTAGAACCTATTAAACGCAACAAGGTTTACAGCTTACCTGAAATTGCCAGTTTGTATGCCAAAGGTATCAAACAAGCGGAAAAATGTGTGATCACCTATGCCAACGGCAACGCAATGCCGCAAGGTGCGTTTGATGCCTTGGTATCCATCACCTTTAACATCGGCTGCGGTAAGCTCAAAAATAGCACCTTATTTAAAATGGCGCGCGTTGGATATAGCAAAGCAATGTGCGACCAATTCCCACGCTGGGTTTATGCCAACGGAAAAGTGCTAAAAGGTTTGGTTGATCGCCGCAACAAGGAGCGTGCCAGATGTTTAGCTTTTTAACCGCAAAAGAAAAAGGGTTGCTACTTATTGGCCCGATCATATTGGTGCTAATTATCCTATTTCAGGGCTGGCAAGCCACCCATTGGCGAGAACAAGCGATCAAAGAAAGTCAGCTCAAAACCCAGTGGCAACAGGCCTATCAAAGCCTAAATGACGATGTGAAAAAATTCACCGAGCAACAAAACAAGCTGATTGTCGAGCTAACACGCCAAAAAGCCGAATACAGCCAACAAAACAAGGAATTACACAATGCACTTAACCAACACAAAAATTGGGCTAATCAGCCTTTGCCTGCTGATGTGCAACGCCTGCTCAACCCAAACCGTGCCGCAACCACGCCCGATACTTTGCCCACAAAGCAATGAGTGCGGTGGTTTTTCCGTACAAATTCGCACCAATGGCGAGCTGGCAAAGGCCTATGTGCAGGCACAACAACATTTGGCATTGTGCATCACCGAAAACCAAGCCCTGAAACAGTGCATCACCGAATTTAATCAACAGGATAAGCAATGACAGACAACCTAGACCGAGCGCAACAAATCGAACAAATGCAACGCGAAATCGCATTAAAAAAGCACCGCACTTTTAAAGGCGTGAGTGCGCTATATTGCCAAGATTGCGATGAGCCAATCCCAGAAGCAAGACGAAAAGCCCTGCCAGGTTGCACCCGTTGCACCGAGTGCCAAACGGTTTTTGAGCAACAAAAACGGAATTTTAGCCGATGAAAAAACCAAACCAACTGCGCACCGTCCTTGAAAAAAGCTACCCTGATTTTGTCGCCAATCCCGACAGATTACAGCTTTTTGTCGATAACGGACGCATTATTGCCACAGGCGGAAACAGCCTAAGTTTTGAATATCGCTACACCCTTGACATTATCGCCACAGATTTTGCCGATGATCTCGCACGCCTTATTGTGCCGATTGAAGCCTATCTCAAAACCAATCAGCCAGAACTGTTTGAAAACCCAAAACGGCGTGAAGATGGCTTTAGCTTTGAAGTGGATTACAACAATAACAACACCTTAGATGTCGCCTTTAAAATCCAGCTCACAGAACGGGTGGTCGCCAAGAAAACAGGCGAAAACGAATTGAATTTGGAATATGCCCCAGAACCACAATGTGTTGATGATCAAATGTTGGAACAATGGCAGGTTTATCTGAAAAAACAACTTATTTTTGAAAGTGCAACCTTAAATGGCAACCATTGAAGAAGTGAATACAAGGCTGAATGCCCTGATCAATAATCTCAAGCCCCAAGCTCGCCGAGCCTTGGCTCGAAACATCGGGCAACAGTTACGCAAAAACCAAGCTAAACGCATTGCGAGCCAACAAAATCCTGATGGCAGCGCCTTTGAGCCACGCAAACCACAAAAACAGTTACGCAAAAAGAAAGGCAGAATCAAACGCAAAGCAATGTTTGCCAAAATCCGCACAGCCAAACACCTACGTTTCCGTGCGGAAACCAATGGGATCAAAGTAGGCTTTAACGGCGGCACGGCTGCCATTGCCAACATACACCAACAAGGCTTAAAAGCCCGAGTACGGAAAGACAGAGATTACAAAGTGCAATATGCCCAACGTGAATTGCTGGGCTTTAGCGATGAGGATAAGGAATTGATTGAGGGTTTGGTTATTGAGCAGTTAAGGTTTAGAAATTAAATCGTTCCAGCTTGCTTTAAATTCGGCTTTGGCTTTTTTATAGTCCGCTTTTTGGTCATCAGGAACAGGAATAAACCATATAGCAATAGCAAAAACAATGATCGTGACAAATGTCCAACCTAGCCAACCTTCCAAATAAAGCACGGGGAATAACATTATTAGCATTGCGGCAAGGGAAATATACCAAAAGCGGATAGCTAACATAATTAATGCTGATACAAGGATAACTGTAATGCCTAAAGCAAAGACTGTACCAGCAACAAGTAATCCGAGCCAGATAAATGCACCGATGAAAAAAATAAGTATTTCCATAATACCTCCCCTTAGCTTTTCTATTATTGAATTATTATTTTTTTATTGTCAAGAAAAATAGGTTAGAAGATGAAGAATCTAGAACTCAAAGTTATTTTAAATGCAGTAGATAAGCTCACTTCACCTTTGCGAGGTGTGCAAAAACAGCTTGATAAGTTACAAGGCAAAGTCAAGGGGGCAGCGGATGAATTAAATACATTAAAACAACAAGAAAAAACGGCGAATTCATTTAAGCGGCTGAGTGATGAATTGCAGCAAAATAACCATAAATTGGTTAACGCCAAAGCTGCAGCAAAACAATTAGAACAGCAGCTAAAAAATACAGTGAACCCTACGGCAAAACTGAAAAAGCAAGTGTCAGATGCCTATAAGCAGGCTAATAAAATGGCGCAAGCACAAGAACAGCAACGAAAGAAGTTGAATAAATTACGAAAAAATTTGCGCCAAGGGGGATTTGATACTGCAAAATTTAAGGTTAGCCAGCAAAAACTTAAGGAAAAAATAGAACAATCGACGGCAGCAATTGATAAACAAAATGCAGCAATGAAAAAGCTGCAGCAAAGACAAGCTAGAAAACAGGCTTATCGAAATAATGTAGAAACCTTAAAAACAAATAGCGAGCGATTGCGCAATATGGGTCAGAAGGCAATGCTTACTGGTTCCGCAGGAAATATGGCGGCAGTGGCAATGTTAAAACCTGCGGTTGAATTTGAGCAAGCATTTTCAAAGGTGCAGGCATTAACCAGATTAGACAAAAACAATGCTGTAGATGCAGCAAAAATCAAAGCATTAAGAGATCAGGCGATTAATTTAGGGGCAACGACATCGTTTACTTCAACGGATGTCGCAGCAGGTCAAAGTTATTTAGCGATGGCAGGGTTTAATCAAGAACAGATTACGCAATCGATGCCGGCTATCCTTAATATGACAAAAGCGGCAGATATGGATATGGGGCGAGTATCGGATATTAGTTCGGATATTCTAAGCGGTTTCGGTAAAAAAGCCGAAGAGATGAACCATATTGCAGATGTATTAACCTTAACGTTTACCAGCTCCAATGTAAACCTTGAGATGCTGGGTGAATCAATGAAATATGTTGGACCTCTCGCTGCCAAAACAGGGCAAAGTTTTGAAAGTATGGCGGCAATGGTGGGATTGTTGGGAAATGTAGGGATAAAAGGATCGCAATCCGGTACAGCGTTGAGAGCTATGCTGAATAGATTATCGGGACCAACAAAAGCTGCGACTAAACAACTCAATAAATTGAGCGTCAAGACAAAAGATGCAAAAGGAAATTTGCGAGCTTTGCCGGATATATTGGCTGATATTGCGAAAAAAACTAAGAAAATGGGAAGTGCTGATCAGCTTGCTATTTTAAAAGATATTTTTGGCGAGGAAGCGGCAACAGCCGCCGCTGAATTAATTAAGCAGGCAGGCGAAAAGAATATCAGAGAATTTGATAAAAAATTAAAAGAAGCTAACGGTACAGCACAGAAAGTAGCGGAAACAATGTCAGATAACCTAATGGGGGATTTAAAAGGGCTTGATTCCGCTCGCGAAGCATTGGGAATAACTATTTTTGATGGACAATCAAACGCATTGCGAGAACTTACGCAAACCGCAACCAGTTGGTTAAGAACGGTGAATGAATGGATTAAAGCAAATCCTGAATTGACAGCTAAAATAGTAAAATGGGTTGCAGTCATCGCAGGAAGCTTAACCATACTTGGAGCATTAAGTATGTTATTCAGTTTTATGTTATATCCTGTTGGTCGTTTAATTTTGGGATTTGGTCATTTAACAGGAATAACTCGTTTATTTGATAAAGCGCTGTCAAAAACATCAAAATCTACAATATTAGCAAATAAACAGTTATTTTCTTATAAGGGGACATTATCAGGATTCGCTAAAGGCGTAGGTTTCGTTAAGCAAAAATTTTTCTCTTTGGGATCTGCATTATTTTCGACTCTCAAAAAAATGAAACAGCTTTCTTTTTGGGTAAATCTATTAAAAACGACATTTAAAGTTGCTTTTTCTCCTATAAGAATGATCGCTATGGGTATAGGTTCAGCCATTAGCTTTTTGCTTTCTCCAATCGGATTACTCGTTGCCGCATTGGTTGGTGCTGGTGTTATCATTTATCGCAACTGGGAAAAAGTGCGGGCATTTTTTGGCGGATTTTGGGAAGGCTTAAAATCAGGGCTTGCTCCTGTGATTGAAAAATTCAAGCCATTAGGTGATCTATTTGGTGTAGTAGTAGGCTGGATCAAAAAAGCAGTGAAATGGTTTACTGATTTGCTCTCGCCGGTGCAAAGTACGTCGAAAGATTTGGATAGCGCAGCGGCAGCAGGTAAAAAATTTGGCGAATGGCTTGCTAAAGGAATTGATTTGGTAACAAAACCATTGCAATGGTTGATGGATAGCATTAAGTGGGTTATTGATAATATGCCTAGCATTGAAACCCAAGAAAAGGCAATGTCCAAAGCAATGACCCAAGATAACGAAGGAGGGAAATTTTTTATGTCTGGCACAGGCATAGAGCCAGAACAACCAAAAGTGCCAAATAAAAATAGCTGGTCAGGCGGTTACGCAGGCAACGGTGGCAAATACCAACCGAAAGGCATTTTTCACGGCGGTGAATATATTATGACAAAAGAAGCCACATCTCGCCTTGGCGTGCCGTTGCTCAATGCCCTAAATTACGGCAAAAACGCAATGCTTGCCGCAGGCCTTGGCGTGAGTGTCGCCACCGCCCAGCCAATTAAGGTGGATAACCGACCGCCGCTAAGTGCAAAACCGCAGACCAGCCAAATGGCTAGCCAACCAATGCAGGTAACCATAAATATCAATGCCCAACAAGGGCAAAGTGCGGTGGATATTGCCAAAGAAGTAGAAAAAGCCTTGCGCAACCTTGAAAACCAAAAGCAAGCTCGTGCAAGAAGCACATTGCGAGATAGAGATTAAGGGCGAAAGCCCTTTTTTATTGTTGATCAATAGAAAAGGTGATAGGATAGCAGAAAAAGGAGGTTAGCAATGAATAAAAATGCACCTTTCATTCGTGAAATTATTGACCGTACTCAAACTATAAAAGGTGAACGAGTAAGAGGCAATAATCCCAAAGAAATAAACGTGAATATTCAAGCTATCTTAAAACAACAAGTCATAAGGACAGTCCTATGAAAATAAGCCCACATATTGAAAAAATGTTGAAAGAAAGTGATGCTCAAGGCGTGGAAGGCGTTTCTGTTTTTGAAAATGACGCTCAAGCGGTGCTTCAGTCTTTAGCCATTCAACATTTAGCAGGCAAATTAAACAATGATCACCCAAAGAAAAATAAACGACGTCATCATCAGCCACGACTTTTATCAGCTTAGTGAAAAAATTGGCTATACCGCAGATATTATTCTTGATTATCAGCAAGAAATTGGGCAGCTGATCCAAACTTGGAAATTAGCAAAATGCGTTGAAATTTATCAAGATAATTCAGATTATGCTTACGGCAGAATAAAAGATACAAATTCTACTGATGGTTCTTCGCCTTATTACATTGGGGTATTTCACTCACGCGTATTGCCAGATGATAATGACCCATTATTAGTCTTAACCTTTTCTGGTGGTGTTCTCGTGATAAGAATGTTTGCCGATCACGATGAATTATTTGGTACTTTTCAAGAAAAGCATAACAAAAGCAAATTAAAATCGATAAAACAGCGTATTTCATCATTTCTATTTAAAAAATAAGCAAGTTATTTAACTTGCTTTTTTGTTATCTCCAAATCCACACCGCAAACCGCTACCCAATCCTTATCAAATCCCCAACAATAGTCCTATTTAACACCTATCAATAGTGCTATGTCCGCAGAAAATAACCGCAGAATTGAAAACCTGATCCGCTATGGCGTGGTTGCCGAAGTGGATTGTGCCGCTCGTCGTGCGCGTGTGCAATCAGGCGAAATCTTAACAGATTGGTTGCCTTGGTGTGCCTTTCGTGCCGGGACAACAAAAATTTGGTCGCCTGTTACCGTGGGCGAACAGTGTGTCATTTTGTCCCCAAGTGGTGAGTTAAGCACCGGATTTATTTTGTCGGGTATTTACCGCCTTGAATTTGATACCCCAAGCAACAGCCCCGATGAACACGTTATTGAATTTGCCGATGGGGCAAGAATTGAATACAACCAAGCCAGTTCCGCGCTAAAAATCAGCGGAATTAAAACCGCACTTGTGCAAGCAAGCACCAGCATCACCCTTGAAACGCCCGTGGTGAAATGCACGCAAAATTTGGAAGTGGCGCAGAATGTGCTTATCGGTGGCAATCTGGCAATGAGCGGTTCGGCAGGCGGTGGTAATGCCGAGATTAAAGGTAACGTGAGCGTGCAAGGCAGTGTTAAATCGCAGACTGATGTGGTTGCAGGCTCGGTATCTCTTAAAAATCACACTCACAACGGTGATAGCGGTGGCACAACAGGACAACCAAATGGATAAAAATACAGGTCGTTATCCTAAAAACGAAACAGAACATATTAAGCAATCTATCCAAGATATTTTGCTCACGCCCATTGGCTCAAGGCTACAACGGCGAGATTACGGCAGCCATTTATTTGAATTAATCGACCGCCCTATCTCTCGCGCCTTAATGCTCCAACTGGCGACGGCATCAGTGATGGCAATCAAAAAATGGGAACCACGCATTGATATTGTACGTTTTGCTGTGGCGATTAATCCCGATACCGCACAGATTACCGCAGACATTGAAGGTGTGCGTAAAAGCGATAAAAAGCAGCTTAATTTTAACGATGTAATCTTAGGACGGAACAATGAGCGAACTGGTCGATTTATCTAAGCTAGCGTATCCCAAAGTTTTAGAAGATTTAGATTTTGAGCAACTACTGGCAGAGCGTAAAGCGGCGTTTATCGCCCTTTATCCCGCTGAAAAACAAGATTATTGGCGTGCTGTGCTGGCATTAGAAAGTGAGCCAATCAATAAATTACTGCAAGAAAATGTGTATCTCCAACTGCTCGAGCGCAACCGCATTAATGAGGCAGCCAAAGCCACAATGCTTGCTTATGCCACTGGCTCGGATTTAGATGTGATCGCGGCAAATTTTAATGTGCAACGCCTGATCATTCAGCAGGCGGACAATAGCGTCAATCCACCTGTTGAAGAAATCAAAGAAAGCGACACAGAGCTACGGTTGCGCTGCCAATTAGCTTTTGAAAGTTTATCCGTAGCAGGCCCGCGCTCGGCTTATATTTTCCACGCACTTTCCGCGCACGGCGAAGTGGCTGATGTATCGGTGATCTCACCACAACCTGCGCACGTTACCGTCACAATTTTAGCGCGAAATGGTAAAGGCACAGCAGATACAAACATACTCAATGCGGTGCGAGAACGTTTAAATGATGAAGATGTCCGTCCTATTGCTGACCGCGTCACGGTGCAAAGTGCAGTGATACAGGATTATCAAATCCACGCCAAATTGCACCTTTACCGTGGCCCAGAATACGAACCAATCAAGAAAGCAGCTCAAGCCAGCATTGAAAAATACACGCAAGAGCGCCGTAGATTAGGGCGAGATATTACCCTATCGGGCATTTATGCTGCCTTACACATTGAAGGAGTGCAACGGGTGGAATTAATCCAACCACAAGCAGATATTGTGCTGCCTCAACACAAAGCGGGGTATTGCACAAATATTAATTTGGAACTGGTAACAGCTGATGATTATTGATGAAAAAATCCCAAAAATCTCACCGCTCTTGCCTGTTGGCTCAAGCGAGCTAGAACGCAAAGCGGCAGAAGTGCTGCAAGAGGCGGTGCGTAATCCCATCATTATTGCGGATTTAATCAACCCTGACCGCTGTCCCGAAAAATTTTTGCCTTATCTTGCCTGGGCGTTTTCGGTGGATAAATGGGACGAAAATTGGAGTGCGGAAGTTAAACGCGTTGCCATAAAGCAATCCTTTTTTATCCATAAGCATAAAGGCTCGATTGGGGCAATTAAGCGAGTGGTTGAGCCCATTGGCTACTTGGTTGAGTTAAAAGAATGGTTTCAAACCCAACCGCAAGGCGTGGCAGGCACATTTAGCCTCACCATTGAAGTGTCAGAAACAGGTCTAAATGAACAAACCTATAACGAATTGGTGCGATTAATTAATGATGTGAAACCGGTGTCGCGGCATTTAACCAGCCTTGCGATTGCGATTTCACCCACAGGCACACTGAATTTTTTTATTGGACAGAACGCAGGCGAAATTATCAGCGTTTATCCCCGTTAATCCGAACAAGGAATTTTTATGGCGAAACAGTATTATTCGGTCTTAACTGATTACGGCACACAAATGATTGCCAGTGCCATTGCACGCAAGCAGCCTTTGCAAATCACGCAAATGGCAGTGGGTGATGGTGAGGGACGCACGCCCACACCGGACAGCCGTAAAACAGGCTTGGTG